GTATTGCGTAAGAGAATTTATTAATGTATCATTCAACAAAGCCAATAAAGACAGAGGTGCAGTAAAATATCTTTTAAAACAATACGAAAAGATGGCAAAGACTGGGCATTTGGCAGTAAGCTCAATCGTAGACTTTCGTCCTTTATTAGAGGTATATTTAAATGATTATAGATCATTAACAAAATGATAAACATTTACAATCAAGACTGTATTGAGGCAATGAAAGATATGTCAGATAATCAATTTTACTTAGCTATTGTTGACCCTCCTTATGGTTTAGAAAGATATAAAAGAAAAGATAGTAGTAATTCAAAAGTTTTTACATTTGGTGATGTAGATAAAAATTGGAACAATGAGAAACCAAAGCAAGAATATTTTGATGAGTTATTTAGGGTGTCAAAGAATCAAATAATATGGGGTGCAAACAATTTTGAGTTACCACCGAGTGAATACTTTTTATGTTGGAATAAAGAACAACCACTACCAAATTTTGCTACTCTTGAATATGCTTGGGTAAGTATGGGATTAAAAAAACCTGCAAAACTATTTACTTATAATATTTTTAAGGTGCAAAAAGAAAACAAGCAAAGTGGAGGTAAAATACATCCAACTCAAAAGCCAATTAGACTATATGAATGGTTACTTATGAACTATGCAAAAGAAGGCGACACAATACTAGATACACATTTGGGATCTGGTAGCATCGCAATAGCTTGTCATAATTTAGGATATGATTTGACAGGGTACGAAATAGACAAAGAATACTTTGAGGCTGCACAGAAACGAATTAATATACATAAACAACAAAAAAGATTATTTATATGAATAAAGCAATTAAGATAGCAAACAGAATAAAGAAGATAACAAAGCTTGATGTATTTGAAAACACAAGAAAGATAGAGATAGTAGAGGTACGGTCTTTATTAGCTTGGGTACTATACAAATATGAAAAGATGAAGCTACAACAAATAGCAGAGTTCTTTGAATCACAAGGAAAGACATCAAGTCATTCTTCTGTGCTACACGCAGTAAACACTTTTGAAACAAATGTACAATACAATAGAAAGATAGGAGAGTGGCTTACACAGCTAACAAAAACAAACAAAGGTGTAAACAACAAATCAAAAAGGGAGTTTGTCAAATTAAAGGCTAATCATCTTAATAATGAAAACATAGATAAAATAGTAAACATCATAGATGAGCTAGAACAAAAAGAATTAATTAATGAAAATTCTTAACTTATATTCAGGCATTGGTGGTAATAGAGAATTATGGGGAAACAAATATCAAATTACAGCAGTAGAGCATAACGAAGATATAGCTAGTAAATATGAAAAACTATATCCCAAAGATGAAGTTGTAGTTACAGATGCACACGAATATTTATTACACAATTATAAAGAGTTTGATTTTATATGGAGTTCTCCACCTTGTCCAACACATAGCAAAACAAATTACTTTACACAACACATAAGAAAAATACCAGTTTATCCATCAATGAAATTATATGAAGAAATAATTTTTTTACAACATTTTTATAAAGGTAAGTATTGTGTAGAAAATGTAAAGAGCTATTATGATCCATTAATAAAACCACAGCATATAGGAAGACATTATTTGTGGGCAAATTTTGTTATACCAAAAATAAATTTACCAAAAAATGACGTTGGAAATATGATGCACAAAGATTCAAAGTATAGCAAATATTGGAATAACAAAGACACAAAAGGAAACCTTGCTTGTAAAAAACCATTAGAAGAAAGGAACAAGTGTAATTCTGAACTAGGTTTACATATATTAAACAAAGCATTAGGGATTATAAACCATAACAAAATAGAACAAAATAAATTATTTTAAAAATTAATTAAATTTTTCGATATATAGATATACAAAAGATTAATTAATTAAATTATATTAATTCTATGGATGGTAGAAAAAACAATGGAGGACACTCAACAAAAGGCAGAGCTGGTAGAAAACCAAAGTCAGAAGAGATACAACTTATAGAAAAACTTAAACCATTAGAGCCTTTAGCTTATATAGCTTTGAAAGAGGGATTAGAAAAAAAAGACTATAAGTATGTACAGCTTTATTATAATTACTATGTTGGTAGGCCTAAAGAAACAAAAGACATTCATATCAACGATGACCAACCAATATTCATTGACTAATGTTTACTAAGACTACAGCTCTTACAAAACTCAGATCATTAAATCAAAGAACAAGAATAATTAGAGGAGGAAGTTCTGCTGGTAAAACTATTGCAGTCTTATTAATACTTATAGACTATGCTTGTAGAAATCCACATAAAGAAATAAGTGTAGTAGCAGAATCAATACCTCATTTGCGTAGAGGTGCTTTAAAAGACTTTCTAAACATAATGAAAGCCTTGAATAGGTACGATGAAAGAAAGTTCAATAGAAGTATCTTAAAATACGAATTTAGCACCTATAGTTATATAGAGTTCTTTAGCACAGACCAACCTGACAAACTAAGAGGTGCAAGGAGAACAGACTTATTTATTAACGAGTGTAATAATATTAGCTTTGAAGCATACCAACAACTAGCTGTAAGAACATCAGGTAATATATGGCTTGACTATAACCCTACTAATTTGTTTTGGGTAGATAAAGAATTGATAGGCCAAGAAGATACAGACTTCTTAACACTTACATACAAAGACAATAACAGTTTACCACAATCTATAGTAAAAGAAATAGAGAAAGCTAAAGTAAAAGCTAAGACATCTACATATTGGGCTAACTGGTGGAAAGTATATGGACTTGGAGAGATAGGTAGTTTAGAGGGTGCTTGTATTCCTGATTGGAAGTCTATTGATAAGATACCTGATGATGCTAGGCTTTTATGTGCAGGTCTTGACTTTGGTTATTCTGTTGATCCCACAACCTACATAAGATTATATAAATGGAATAATGCTTATATATTTGATGAGCTACTTTATAGAAAAGGTATGTTAAATAGAGACATAAGTAATTTCTTAACAGACAACAGAGTTTTAGAACATATATACGCAGATAGTGCAGAGCCTAAGTCAATACAAGAGCTGAGAAACTATGGCCATAGAATATTCCCTGTAACAAAAGGCAAAGACTCAGTTATATATGGAATCAACCTTATAAATCAAAATGAAGTTTATGTAACATCTAGGTCTAAGAATCTTATAAAAGAATTACAAGGATATGTATGGGATAAAGACAAAGAGGGAAACAACTTACAGAAACCTACAGGTGCGCATCCTGACTGTATTGATGCAGCTAGATACTCATTAATGATGGCCTTACAAAACCCAAACAAGGGTAAATATGCAATAAGATAACAGAGGTAGATAAAACTTTTATTAAAAAATGTTAATTATTCCAAAATAAAGTTATATATTTGAGTATAATTAAAAACAAAACAATGAGTAAAATAGACATATTTATAAATACAGAGGATTACAAAAATCCTAAAGTAGAAATTACTGAGAGAAAAGATATGAAAGTAATTAGACAAGCTGCTGATAAATTTACAAGAACAGGTCTTGTATCTAACGCTTGGTTTACCGAAAGTAAACAAGATGTTATAAAAGAAATAGGTAAAAAAAATTATATAAAGTTGCAAAAACAAGGAATATTTAAATCTGATTACGCAACATTTAAAATAATTTAAAACAATGAAAGACATTAAATTTTTTATCAAAGCATTACTACTCTCCTTTTTCTTTTGGTTAGGAGTATGGGTACAGTTAATGTATTTATAGAACACACTCGGTATCTTAGTTGTTATAGTATGTTTGGTTAATTTTTCGTGGTAACCGAGTGATAGGAGGTCTCAAAAGGGCCTCCTTTTTTTTTGACAAAAATCCACTTTAGATTTCGATATATATATATGAGAGTTAAAATAAGTGTACCTAATGATTTGTCAGAAATCAAACTAAGTCAATATCAGAAGTTTTTAAAAGCACAAGAAGAGAATAAAGATGAGAACTTTTTAGCAACTAAGATGATAGAGATATTTTGTCATATAGACAACAAACAAGCCTTTCAAATGAAATTAAAAGATGTTAATAGTATCACTAGAACTATATCAGATATGTTTGAACAGAAACCACAGCTTATAAATAGATTTACAATGAATGGTGTAGAGTATGGTTTTATACCAAACTTGGATGAGATGAGCTTAGGTGAATATGTCGATCTTGATACATATATATCTAAATGGGATGAGATGGAAAAGGCTATGGCAGTATTATACAGGCCTATACAGAATAAATACAAACATAAATATAGTATAGAAGATTATACAGCTCAAGGTCAAGAAGTATATAAAGATACCCCTATGAATGTAGTGTTCGGATCAATGTTTTTTTTTTACCGTTTAGGGATGGACTTGTCGAAGATTATGACATATTATTTTCAGGACAATCAGGAGCTTCACTTACAGGAATCCAACAGTTTGGTGAAAAGTGGGGATGGTATCAATCAATTTATGCACTCTCTCAGGGAGATATTAGAAGATTTGAGAATATCACTCAATTAAATTTACACAGATGTTTGACTATGCTAACATTTATGAAAGAAAAAAGCGACTTAGAATCAAAACAATTAAAAAGTAAAATGAGATGAGTAATCAAGGTATAAGAGGTTTTTACCAGGTAACAGAAACAATCAAAGCTAATCTACTTAGTGATACTGATGTGAACTCTGTAACAACAGGTGATATAACACAAATAGATTTAAACAAACAAACAATATTTCCTTTAGCACATATTATAGTAAATAGTGTTACAGCTCAAGAACAAACATTATCATTTAACATAACTATTATGGCTATGGATATTGTAAACGAATACAAAGATGTAGAGACAGATATATTTGTAGGTAATGATAATGAACAAGATATACTAAACACTCAACTAGCAGTATTAAACAGAATTATACTCTTGCTGAGAGGAGGGTCATTATATACAACAAAATATCAATTAGATGGAGACCCTACTTGTGAGCCTTTTTATGAAAGGTTTGAAAACAGATTAGCTGGATGGGCAGCAACAATGGATATATTAATTGAAAACGATATAAGTAGTTGCTAATGGAATTACAAGATACTAGAAAAATATTAAACAGTTTTGCGAAGTATGTAATTCAGCAATCAAGAAGCAATCTATCCAAAGACAAAAAAAATGTTTCTAAGGCCTTATATAATTCTTTGGACTACAAGATACTCTCAGACCAATCAGGTTTTATATTACAATTCCTAATGGAAGAGTATGGAGCTTATCAAGATCAGGGTGTTTCAGGTACAAAGAAAAAATATGATACACCTTTTTCTTATACAAACAAAAGGCCACCTGCTAAAGCATTTGACAAATGGACTGTGAGAAAAGGAATAGCACCAAGACAAAATGGAGGTAGGTTTGCAAACAGAAAAGGATTAAACTTTGCAATAGCTAAGACAATATTTGAACAAGGTATAAGGCCTAGTTTATTTTTTACAAAACCTTTTGAAAAGAGATTTGAAACACTACCTAAAGAATTAATAGCAGCATTTGTGAATGATGCAGAAAAAACAATAGAAGATGGCAATATTTAAAGTAAACATAAACTCACCTGTATATATAAAAGTAGCAAACACAAACCTAGCTGACTGTAATCTTAATATATCAATATTTAGTGGTACATATCAAGCAAGTCCTGATATAACTTATCAGCTTAGAAAAAACGAAGTATCTAATAATAACTTTGTGATATTCGAGATAGGTGAACTTATAAAAGATTTTATCAATTATAGCTTTAGTGGAACATTTGGAAACAATGGCCTTAATGTTTGGGTAAAGACAGTTGCAACACCGAGAAACTCATCAGGTACAGCACTTGATGCAATTACAACTAATATGTTGGCCTTTGATGGTGTAGGCTATTTTGAAGATGGGTTTACTACAGAAACACAAACTAATAGTGCGACCACACTATCACTTAGTGCTTTTAAAGGTAGTACAACTAAACTGATGTCTAACGATACTATATTTAGAGAAAGTCAAGAGATACTAAAGATTCCTGTATTAGCTAACCTTAGTGTAAATTCAGGATCAGATACTTTGACTGGTGCAACAACTGTGAATTTTAAAAATGGTAGTACAACAGTATCTAGTGTAACAGTAGGTACAGGCATAGATACTACAAACACAGCAATAGAATATGCAACAAGTACAACAGCTACATTAACAAGTGTAGATATAGTAACAGGAGGAAGTACAGAAACAATAAAAGTAGAAGAACAACATTGTGAGAAGTTTACAAATTTACCTGTAACATTTGTTAATAGATTTGGAGCTTTACAAAGAGTAAACTTTTTCTTAAAGTCAATAGAAAGTATAGACATAGAAAGAGAAGAGTATAAGGCCAACACACTTACAACAGGTGCAACATATTCTGTAAACAATCATCAGTATAAGACCAGGAACATTATGGGTAGAGAAAAGATTACAGTAAACACAGGATATGTAAATGATAGTTATAATCAGGTCATAGAAGAATTACTTATGTCTCCAAGATGTTGGATATTTAAAGACAATCAACAGTTACCTATTATACCTCAAAATAAACAAGTTACTTTCAAAACTAGCTTGAATGATAGGTTATCAAACTATACACTTGAATTTAAATTTGCATACGATAAACTAAACACTATAAGATAATGAATCAAGTAGGCCTTGCAATACCGAGTATTCTTTTAGATAGTCCTGACCCAAATCCAGATATTTGGAATTTGACAGAAACTCTTTGGGAAAATACATTTAGAAAATGGAACGAGATAAATCTTATAACTGATATAAACTTTCAGCATTTAGATTTATTTGAAGATGAGCAAATCACGCTTACACAAACTATACAAGATATAAGAGATATAGAAAAAATATTTACAGACTTTACAAGGACATTTAATTTACCTGCAACAAGCGTAAACAATAAACTGTTCAAACATTATTATAGAAGAGACTTAATATCAGATGCAATACCTAATGGTATATTTGATGCTAACTCAAAACTAGATGCAATACTTGAATTAAACTATAAGCCTTTCAAGGCAGGGTATATTGTTATGAATGGTGTCAAACTTAAAAACAATGTACCTGAAAGTTATAACATTACTTTTTATGGTCAGACTATACAGCTTAAAGATCGTGTAAAAGACAGAAAGCTAAGTAGTTTAGATTTTTCACAATTCAATCACGACTATAATGTAACAAGAGTAAAACAAGGATTACAAAGTTTTGTATCTGTATTGAATGACCAATCAGTATCAGTACCGCACATTATATATCCTTTAATATCACATACACAAAGATTTATATATGATAGTGGAGCAGGTGGAGTTTTAACAAGTCAAGCTAGAAGTGATACAACAAGAAACTTATATTATAGTGGAAGCCAAGCTGACAGTGGTGGCTCAGGAGTAAATCAAAGATTAGGTACAACTAAAGGATTTCAGTTTACAGACCTAAAACCTGCATTAAGAATTATAGATATTATTAAGGTAATAGAACAAGATGCAGAAATAGATGTAAACTTTACAGATGACTTTTTTAAAACAACAGGATTCTTTTCTAATATATATATGTGGTTACATAGAAACAAAGGAGAGATAGGAGTAACACCTACAAATGAAACGAATACTAATTTAATAGTAGTAGATAAGATACAAAGTTTTACAGGTGATGTATTAGAGTTCTTTGACAATAGCACAACACAAAACCCTCCTGATAGTTTTACAGGATTTGCACCTGTATTTGATGGGGGTATATTTAGATTTCAAACTGGTATATTAAATAATGGCCAAGACGTTGAAAAGATGAAAGTCAAATGGACTGTAACACCATCTGTCAATACAAAACAGTTTACAGCTAGATTAAGGAAAGCAGGTACAAATGAAGTTATATCTGAATTAGACCATACATCAGGTACTACAAATACAATATTAGAGTTTGAGTTTATAACAGATTTATTCAATACAGTAGATGGACATAATGTAGAGTTTGTTATAGAGACAACAGAAACAAGTTTAAATATGACTTATGAAATGTCTTTTACTAAAACACTTACAAGATTAGGTGTATTTGAAAATGCTAGAACTGTAGCTGCTGGTACAATAAGTCCAAGCTCAGTAGTAGATACAATTTATATTGCAGACCAGATACCTGATATGAAAATATTAAATTTCTTAACAGGCCTTTTTAAAACATTTAACCTTACAGCTTTTGTAGATGATGATGTATCAAGTAGTACATTTAGTCAAATAAAAGTACAAACACTAGATAGTTTTTATGCAGGTGGTGCAACAAGAGATATAACTGAGTTTGTAAATACAGAAGAGGGAGAGTCAAACTTTAGCGTACCTTTTAATGATATTAGTTTTAGTTTTGAAGAGCCTAAATCATTTAGTGCATTTTATTACAATAAATTAAACACAAGAGAATATGGGTCTGTAAAAGCTAGTACAGCAACAGGTAGTGGTCGAGACCCAAGATTAAATAGAGGTCAAGACTATGTTGTCAAAACACCTTACGAAAAAATGTTGTTTGAAAGATTAAAAAATGTCAATGATAGTGCAAACACAAATATAGGTTTTGGATATTTTGTAGATGACAACCAAAGTCCGACAATAGGTAAACCTTTACTATTTATAAAGAAAAACACAAGTGTAAGTGGCACACCTATACAAATGTTTGATGGAGATGGTACAGGAACACCTGCGAGTATAAGCACAATAAATAGAGGTACAAACTTTCAAGAGGGTACAGCTAGTGTATTTTTGGCAGTATCAGGTGAGCCTAGTCCTATAACATTTAGTTATCTCGATGGGAACAATGCACCTCAAACAGTTACAGTAGCTAATGGTGCAAACACCACAATAAATCCTGTAGTCAAGAATAGTGTAATAATTACAAGTAATGTTGATGATCCTGGAAATGTAACAATAACATATACAGTATCGTCAGACAGTCAGACTTTAAATTTTTCAAGAGAGGTTAATCCTTTTGTTACAGGTCAGATAGATGACAATACGTTATTTAAAACTTTCTATAGTGATTACATAAGTGATTTGTTTAGTTACAATAGAAGATTAGTAAAAGTAAAGGCCATATTACCACAGAGCTTTTTACTTGAATACAAATTAAGTGATACTCTTATAATAAGTAATGAGGAGTTTATAATAAATAAAATTACTACAAACTTACAGACAGGAGAGAGTAGTTTAGAATTATTAAACAAAATAACAAGTGTATGATACAAAATATATTACAATTATTAGAGTTTGCAAATGGTGAAACTGAGAATATTAGAATAGCGCAGGGTAAATTTAGTTTGCCTAAAAGCATAAAACAAGGTTACAAACAAGTTAAAAAAGAAATAAGATGGCAAAAGAAGTTATAGTAAATGTTAAGATAACAGCAGAACAAGCTCGAAAAAATATAGAAGAATTAAATAAATCTTTAAATGCGTCAGAATCATTAGTTGACGAACTTGAGGATGAACTTGTAGTTTTAAACAAAACCCTTGAGAAACAAGCAGGATTTACTGACAAGGCCTTAAATGCACGAGTGAAGACTAATAAAGAAATTGAGAAAACAACAAACAAGATACAAAGAGAAAAAAAAGCAATAAAAGATATAACTAAAGAAAGGCAAAAAAATAATAATATAATACAGCAATCAACAAAACAAACTGCTGACTATTCAGGTGTTATTGGAATACTAGATAGACAAACAGGTGGTTTGATTTCAGGTATTACAGGTATTACAGGTAGTGTAGGTAAAGCTACAGGTGGATTCAAACTTTTAAGAGTTGCTATAATAGGAACTGGTATTGGTGCTTTAGTCATAGCTATAGCATCTTTGACAGCAGCATTTACTTCATCAGAAGAGGGTCAAAATAAGTTTGCTAAAATTATGACTCAAATAGGTGTCATAGTGGGTAATGTAACAGATATTTTAGCAGATTTTGGTATGGCTATAATTGATGCAGTATCAAATCCAATAGAATCAATAAAAAATTTAGGTAAAGGTATAGTGAATTTTATAAAAAATCCTATTGATACTATTACTGGTGCTTTTGGAAAAGCTAAAGAAGCTGTCTCAGAATTTGTTGAAGAATCAAAAAAAGAAATAAAAATAGCTGGAGATATTGCAGATAAAAGAGCAAAGGCAGATAAGTTAGAAAGAAAATTATTGCTTGACAGAGCAGAGGCAACAAGAAAATTTAATGAGTTAAGAGAGAAAGCAGCAGATAAAGAAAATGTAAGTATAGAGGATAGAATTGCAGCATTAAAAGAAGCAGGTAGAATAGAAGAAGAAATTACTCTTAAAGAAATAGAAGCAGCAAGGTTAAGGTTTGAAGCTAAGAAACAACAAAACGAATTAAGTAATTCCACTAAAGACGACTTAGATGAACAAGCAAGATTAGAAGCAAGACTTATAGAGCTTGAGGCATCAAGGCTTAAAAAACAAAAAACACTTACTGCTGAAATTACTACCAACTTAAGAGAGGCAGAGTCCGAAAGAAAAGCAATAGAATCAGAAAAAAAAGCAGAAAAAAAAGAAGCAGATGCAAAAGAACTTGAAGCAGAGAAACAACTTGCAGAACTTAAAAAACAAATAAGAGATGCAGAAGCGGTATCAGAAGATGAGAAAAGAGCACTAGAACTTATAAAAATAGATGAGCATTTTCGTGCACTTATCGAAAAGGCAAAAGCAAATGATTTAGAAACAAAAGAACTTGAAAATGCACAAAGACAAGCAAAAATAGACAAACAAAAACAATTTGATGAAATTGATGAAAAAAGAGAAAAAGAACATCAAGACAAAATAAGTGGGATAAAAAATATTGAAATACAAACAGAACAACAAATTCAACAAGCGAAACTAGCTCTTGCATCACAATTTGGTAATTTATTAACACAAATAGCAGGTAAAAACAAAACGGCAGCAATAGCAGGAGTTTTAATCCAAAAAGCATCATCAATAGGCCAAATTATAGCAAACACAGGTATAGCAAATGCAAAAGCAGTAGCAGCAAATCCACTTCTTGCAGGACAACCTTTTGTAGGTATAAATACTATAAGTGCAGGTCTATCAATAGCATCAACTTTAGCACAAGCACAAAAAGCTATACAACAAATTAAAGGTGCTGGACCAGGAACGACAAGTGGTATAAGTGGTGGCTCAGGTGGTGCAGTCAATATACCGACGACACAAGCACCATCATTTAATTTAGTAGGTAGTGATCCACAAAATCAATTAGCTCAAACATTAGCTACACAGACCGACAAACCTGTAAAAGCATTTGTAGTATCAGGAGATGTAACAACAGCACAAAGTTTAGATAGAAACATAATACAGGAAAGTTCATTAGGATAAACAAAATAATTAATTAAAAACGATATATTATTATGAAGATAGTTGAATTAATTTTAGACGACAACGAAGATTTAACTGGAATAGAAGCAATTAGTATAGTTGAGAATCCTGCAATCGAAGAGGAT